ATCAATATTTTCTGTACCAGTTGCTCCTGTTCCAGCACCAGTAATTGATACTGTTGGATCTGATGTATATCCACTACCAGCAGAAGTTATCTTAATACTGCTGATGTATCCAATTTTATAAGGAGGAGTTACAAACTCAATGATTGAGTTTATATCAATTTTATTCATTGGAGCAATGCCATTAGCCTTAACACGTTGTATAATACTAGCATCGTTAGTTAAGTATCCTGTACTTGTGTTTCCGCCTTTGGTAACTTGGTTCCAACGGAATGTATTTGTTTCTGTGCCATCTGCGTTGTGATAAACAATGTTAGCAGTTGTATCAGTATATTGGCTAGCTGGTGTATACGAACCATCTGGTCCATAATACTGTCTATCATAAAAGAAGTTTTTAACTTCTGGGTTGTCCAACAGCGGCTTAATAAATCTACTGTATGTTTGCTCACTGTTTAAATTTGTTGGCAAACTAACTACACTGCGGGCTGCTACGTCTTCTCTATATAGATAACCATCATCTAAAAATTGTATAGCATCGCTGTAACTACCAGTTGGGTCATTAAAATCTCTAAAGCGGCTGTGTCCACTGTGTACACGGTTGACACTTTTAATCTTGCGAATGTTTTCGCTTACTGTTAATGGGAAAATACTATAATCTTCTGCTGTAACAAGTCTATCTTGTGTGCTATGGAATCTACCAGCATTGTCTTTAATACTTTGTAGACTTTCACGTTGACTAGCATTACTTACTCTAGATTTTAAACTTGCTGTAAATGTAGCACGATATGTATTCCCATCACTGCCTAGATAGTTAAATGAATATGATGTTGTACCAAAACTTTCAGGGTTTAGTGTATAACTAAGGTTCAATCCAGTTCTATACCAAACACGAATAATACCACGTGGGATATTACCAAAATCTCCATCACCAAACACAATACTAATTTTGTCATCTTCTCTGCTTGACACAGTATAAATGTTTCTAAAGTTGTTGTCAAGATTATTGTATATTGCGTTTAGACCAAATATACGATCTACTGACATCCAGTCTGTTAATACTTGTCCAACTTCGTCAACAGTTTGTACCCAAATGTTTCCGTTTGCTACGTTAATATCGTCTATATCAAGTACAAGGTTTGGTAATCCATCAGCAATACCAAAGTCTTTAAACTGTAGTGTACCTTGTTTAAATCCAAAAAAGAATCCTGTGTCAGGACTACTAAATCCGCCATTGTCATTTCTATATATTATGTCAAGTGCGCCGAATGGATCAGGAGTTTTTTCTTGAATGCGGTTTAAACTACTATTAAGATATACACTATGTGCGCCAAATACTGCTCGGCTTCCACTAACATTTGCGTTAAACTCAGATGATGGTTCAGCTCCTATACTAGATGTTCTATAAATTTCATTTGTAATACCATCACGTACACCTCTACTAAATGGTGTGCCAAATTGATTACTACTATTAAACGTACTATTCATTACAGTAATAAAATTTTGGTATGCTGTTGGATCAGTAACATCTTCAAACTGTAAGTCAACATTCGCAAGACTGTTTCCGTCTACATCGTATACTGTTTCAGTTGTTTTGATACTGTCAATTTTTAAATATCCACTAGCTACTACATTACGTGTTGGGTTATAACCTAAAAATTCAGCAATGCGGAGGGCGCTATCTCTGCGTTCTGCTGTACTTAGATAATTTTCACGTGAGTTAAGATCGTTTCTAAATGCTAAGTTGTGTCCTAAGAATGCCATTAATTCTAGTAAACTTGTAAACTCACTTGAGCTAATCCAGTCATTAAAATTTTCTGGGTAGTTGGTATCTATATACTCTACCATTGCGTTCTTGATAGTGTCAAAGTCGTATGCTTGGAAGTTTGCTTGAGCAAAACTTTCGTATACTACACTAAAATCTTCAGCAGCAAATAAACTGCTCTGTCTTGCGCCTTGTGCCATTATGTTATCTCACTTGTGTATGTTAAATATAGTTCTTCAGCTAATCCAGTATCATCGTAAACAACACGTACTCGTATATCAAGTTGATGATCTGTTGGCTTACTTAGATTTACTTCACTAAAAATCCATCTCGGGTCGCTATCAATAATATTTTGTACATCATCTCTTGCGGCCTGTTCTGTAATATCGTCCAAAGGTTCAAAAACTAAATCTGGTAGTATTGATCCAAAATTTGGGTTCATAACTCTTTCGCCTTTACGTGTGTAAAAGTGATTCATTAAGTCGCGAACAGCTAAGTCCTTGTCTACAAGGACTGTATTAATGTCTGTTCTATCAATTGTGCTATATCCAACGTATGTAACCATACTGATATTTATAGCAAAATTAACTGCTATGTTTTAAATTTTAGTGGTAAATCGAACAATATCACCAGTTTTTAATGATTTAGTTATAGTAATAACGTTATTAAGTAATGTAAAGTCAAAATAATGCTGGATTGCTTCACCATTTACTTCTACTCTAAGTTTTTCCATTGGTTCCATACTTGGACTATCTGTTATTGTAAATACATTGGTGTCACTATACGTAAAGTTTTCAACAACCAATGTGTTAGTATATGATTTAGCAATAGTCCTTTTAATACCTTCTGGGGTATTAGGAAGGAATTTTAAAGTCTCTGCGTAGTACGCAAATCTTGCTCTTTCTAAATCATTTTCGTCTAGTGCGCCAATTTCATTCTTGTCACGCATCTCAAATATACCAGTTTGTCTCATCCAACTACGTGATTTTGATTTACCGTAATCACTTAGTCGTATTATACTAGCGGCTTGTACACAAAACAGTTTATTAAAATTGCTACGCTTAATCATACTAGCTACTGTTGTCCAATCACCGTTAGCGATATAATCTCGTATTTCATATATGTCTTCATCTGCGGTAACAGTTAATACATCACCATTAATAATATAGTATAATAATAGTCCATCAAATACACACTGTGGTATACTTGTTAATCCAAATGACTTTAACTGACGGAGTAACACTCGTTGATTATTTTGAAAATCTTTAATCCAAATATCATATGCTTGTTGTTCAGTAATGCCTTGGTTAGCACCAGCAATACTATATCCAGTTTGATTATAACCAACATAACGTGCCATATTCAGTGTTACTAGAATTATTTTATCACTAGCATATATATCATCAATGAATATAGATGTGTCCCAGTCAGCATCTTTAAGGGTAAACTCAGTCCAATTAGTATTGTATTTTTGTAAAATCATTGTGGACCTGTCCTTCTTCCAGTATTAACATCATCACTTGTGCGTCTTTCCTTTGGACTTTTAGGATATTCTAATTTAGATACATCATAATCTTTTGCGGTTGTTTGTGTACTACTTGGTGCTTGCGCAGCTATTTTAGTTCCTTGTGCGCTGTGTCCACCCCAAGGCTCATGTTCTGGCACTCTTGGATTGATGCTTTCTGTTATATCACGGTTTACACTTAGACTTCCACTTGTTGGTCCAACAGCTGCGGTTGCTGGCGGGCCGTTTAAGTCTAACATGCCTGCGGTACTAATTCTACCAAAGCCAGCAGCTTTGAGTTGTAAGTTTAGGTCAGTAGTTAATCGTATATCTTTATTTGATTTAAATTCAATTGGTCCAGTAGTAGTTTCTACTTTTAATCCGTCTGCGGCGGTTGCTCTAATATTAACTGAATCAGCATCCATATTAATATCACCTTTGGCATAAAAGTTAAAATCTTTTTCTGCATGATAACTCATACTGCCTGCCGCATATACATCAACATTGCCGTCACTGTCCATTTGCATCCAACTAGTACCTTTTTGGTTTGTTATATAAACAATACCAGCACTGTCATTGAACAGCATTTGTGCGCCACCAGCACTTCGTAATCTTACTAAGTTATTTTCACCTTCTTCACGAGCTTGATCTGGAACATAGTTCTCACCTTCTTTATGCGCAACAGTACCATCGTCCATTACAAAACTGTGTCCTGCGGGTGTTAAGAATCCTGCTACATTACTTGGTGATTCTCTTCTACTGCCACTGCTACCAATACCACGTATTGGATCCAATCCTGTGCCTTGTTCAGCAACAGCATTTGCGACTGGATGTCGTGGTCTGACATTTTTCTGTTGATTTGATCCTGGGTCAATACTAGGGCCAATAGTGTTATCTTGTTCTGATACTTGACTCACTGGTAATCCTGGTACTGATCCATTACGTCCAACTGTTGGTAATACACCAAGTAAAAATCCAATTGGGTCATCTCCAGTGAACGCAACTAAAACTTCAGATCCACGACCTGGCGGTGGGAAACTTGCTCCATATGAAATTGTATTATCAGTATTAAATATTGAACCACCAAATGGAGACACAGTTCTAACTTTAGTGAACTTATGTCTATCTTCACGATTGGTGGTTCCTCCATTATTTCGATTATTAACTAAATTAACATATATAGCACCACCGTAGTCACCATCAGATTCATCAACAACTTTACCTACATACACACCATTTGGCATTACAAAACCCTGACGATTACCACTAGTAAATCTTGACGGTATACCTATTGAGTCTCGGTTAGTGTTTGTGTGTTTGTGTTGTTCTTTATTTGACATTTTATTCCTTAATATGCTGCGTTATGCATGTTTACAAGCCAGGTTGGTGCTTTGTGATGTTTTGTACGTGTAGATCCACCCCAATATGGTGCTGCGTTACTGCTTAGATTAGATCCAATACCAGGCGTCATAGCAATATCAAAGTGATGTGATGTTCCACCCATATACAGTTCGCTTCCAGACCCGTAAGCTGGGTTAGCTATACCAACACTTGGTGTTAAGCCTTGCGCACGAGTTTCATTTAAAAAGGCCTGTGTATAGTTTTGTATAAGTGCTAAGTCTGCTGGATTTTCAACACTCAATACTCTACCATCACTAGTTCGCAGTTGTGAGTCAGCAGCAAATCCATCATGTCTACCACTGCCTCCTGGGCCACGATTGCCACTTGTTACAACCATATCTAATCCGGTTTCTGCTCCGGCTGCTTGCATTGCTGTTAGTAGTCTGTTGTCAACACCTGTTATATCACCACTAATATTACCTGTTGCACTTCCTGATACATTTGGATCAAGTCGAGTACTGTTGTCGTTAAGTCCACCGCCAGGTTCATTTGGCAGTACATCATCAACTGGACTACTATAGTTTGATTTTAAGTTTAAATTTTTACGTGTTCCAGTAATTTTGCCTTCTGTTAATTGCGTAATTAACATTTCATTGTTTGTGTTTGTGTCTCTTATTGAGTCAAGAGTTTGTTTAAATTCACCCATCATGTATTGTGACGTTACAGTACTAACACGATATAATGCTGTTATTCCAAAATTTTGTTCAGTCATTAATCCAGTTTCTTCGTCCTCATAAGTAGGCAACCGCATATTAAAAAAGTATCCAACTCCACCAATTTCATAATTAGCATTATTGCTATTAGTTGCAGCGACACCTTTTGGTTTACCTAACCAATATGGGTCTCCTCTAATAGTCAGTCTCTGTTCAACTAATT